TGCCCTACAATTTTTAATCTTTCTATTGTTGCATTGACAATATTAGCATTAGCTATAGTGGCATTTGCTATTTTTGCTCCTGTTATTGTTGCATTTGCTATCTTAGCCGCAGTAACTTGCAAATCTGCAATTTTTGCTGTAAGAATAGATGCGTCTTTTATTACAGCAACATCAATGTATATTTTACCGTCTGTTGCAAGATAAAAAGGAACTGTAGTTGCTCCTCCTGTTGAATTTACTAACTGGAAAGTTCCACAATAAAATGTTGCTCGTGTTCTATCTATATAAGCGGCGTTACCTACTTGAATAAGTCCACCTGTTCCTATAAGTAATTGACCACCTTCTGCAAGTTGTATTTGACTTGCCGCGTTTATTTTATCGCCTTGTATTGTTCCTGTAGCAATAATGTCTCCATCTAAGAAAGCTTGATTACTTACTAACTGGAAAACTTTCTTTGTTGAACCATCAGCAGGATTATATATGTAAAATTTATCAGCAAGGATAATAAACTCACTGTTTCCTGTTTGACCATCAGCAAGAAGACCAATTCCTGCAACTGCTTTTTTAACTCCTACTGCTTGAACCTGTATTGTATATTGCGCTCGTACATTTCCATCTACTTCTGAAATTGCATTGGCATTTACTACAACCGCACTTTCTGCATCATTTATTCTTGCTACAAGAGCTAATCTTGCTGTGGCTTCAGCGTATAAACCTTCCACTAATTGTGCGGAAAGCTCCATAGTCGCAATTGCGATATCTCCTCGTGTGTTTGTAAAATCCTCATGTGAAGTTAAAATACCATCAATTACTTCTTCTGAAATATCCTCCATACTAGAAACAAGCTGTGACTCTGTTGCTATTGGAACTAGAAAATCTTCTAAAGGAATAGCTAAAGTATGTGCAGAACCCGGTCCTGCAAAATCAGACATAATACCTGTATCTGTCAAAGAAACGGAACGAACCCATACCCAATAAACCTGTAAAATACCAAGCCCCATAATATTAAAATCTGAAGCATATATTTTTCCAACTAAAATTGCATCTTCAATTTCTGGTGTTTCACTTGCCCATATTTCAAAATAACCAATTAATGGATCTACTGGAATATCCCAGGAAACATGCAGAGCTCTTAAAGCTCCTGTAACTGTTAAATTTGTTGGTATAAGCGGTACTGTTGAAGGACCTGTAAGCGTGTAACTGCTTGTTGCCCATTCTGATTTACGGCCGTCTAATGCAAGTGAACGAACTCGAAATTCCCAAACACCTGCAGAAGCCGCTGGAATATCTAAACTAAAGAAAAGTTTAGGTGTAAAATCATTCCAAGAACCCGAAGGTGATTTATATGAAGCTTGATAATATGCTATTTCTGGATTTCCTGAACTATTCCAACTAAAAGTAAGACGCTGAAAAACAGAACCATTATCTATATATGTACCTTTGATAACATTTAATCCAGTAGGAACAGGTAATGCCCCTACTGACGCTCTGCGTCCTGGCGTTTCCTCAAGTCTTACATTATTTTCTAGTTGTGAATATTTATCTGTTAAAACTCTGTACGCTGAAACCGTGATTGTTCCCAGTTCTTCTTCTTGGATATTACGAATAGCGAATATCCTTGGGGAAACATCTGTTCCTGAAATACTCCATACACACAAATCAACAAAAGAACCTGTTAAAGCATATTCAAGAGTTATTGTTTGTAGATCAGAACTAATACCAGTTATTTTTTTTGTTTCTTCTGTTCCTGCTTTTGAGATAATATTAAAATAATACTCTTCACCTGTAGCAAGTGTTACAGGTGCATCAAGTGTTACATGTCTTTTATCAGAACTTATAGCTTTGACACGACCGGATAATCTTGCTCCCATCCAAGTTGGATCTGCTATTTTTATTCTGTCACCAACCATTAAATCATATCCATCAAGTCCCATTGAAAAAGAAACTTGCCATTGTTCTTGTTCAGATAACAATGTCCATAAACCTTGTCTATATGCTTGACCTCTTGAATAACAACCATACGCTGTTACGTTTATTTCTCTATATCCTATTTGACGCATCATTTCCCAATCATAAACAATTTCAGTTGAAGACCTACCAAAATCATCTGGATCGTACCAGGTTACTACAGCAACAGAATGTCTTTCTTGATTACTTCCTGTTGAGTACGTAAAGATCCCATCTACAACATTTACCTGTGCAACAGTTCTAATTGGATCTGTTGGATAATCTGTTATTGTAAATAAAGAACCTGAGCCCCAATACGTCATACCGTGAAAAACGCTTGCAATTGATTGTACGACTGTTACGGCTTCTCCACTACCCATAATTTGACCGTTGAAAGTATATCGCGGTTCTGTTCCTCCAAAACCATCTGCAACCATTGTATCACATAATTTAGCAATCTCATATAAAGTCCATTTATCAATTAAAGGATTGCCTTGTACAGCAGGAGGAAATCTCTTTTTTAAGCCGTATCTATCGTGTTCAATTAAATCTCGTAATACCCAGGCTGGGTTATCACTCCAAGCATTTTTAAAAGTCCCATTCCAAATTCCTGTATAAGTTCTTGTTGCAGGATCATAATTACTAGGTACTTCAAGTATTAATCCTTTATATTTATACACACGAGAGGGAATGTTACTGCCGAAAGTTTCTGCCGTACCTTTTATCAAAATAGAAGCTGTATGTGGGTAAATTAATTTATATCCAACAATTTCAGTATAACTTTCCCAGTACAAATTATTTACTTTTGCTGAATCTGTGTTGTCTTCTGATGTTTTTGAAACCTTAACAGTCCAAGGACCTTCTTTACTTGCTAAGGAATAAATATGTTTCCATTGAGAAGACGAAGTTGTTTTATCATTTTTTGTAACATTTTGATTAATAAAAACAGTTCCGTTTTTATCTGAAATTTGGATATTATAAGCAACAGAAGCGCCAATTGTATCTCCTGCTCTATCTTGGTCATCTTTAATTGTTTCATACAATCCTCTAACACCTAAAGTTACACGAACTTTTGTAACATTTAAATTTGATATTGTACGAGAAGCAGAACCGGAACCGGAACCGCTTGCTCTTGGAAAATCTTTTGTAACTTCAACGCCTACAGCAAGTTCAGATTCTGCTCCTGCTACATCGGCATAAGCTGTCTGATCTGCAGTACCTTCTCGAGTATCCCATGCTACATTTTGGAAAGTATAAGCACCTGCTTCTGTCATGAGCGGTGTAAAATTAAGAGCTATTGATTTTGCGTCATCAGTTGCAAGACCAACAACAGGTCCTTCAGATATAACATCAATAATTGTAACCTCTTGCTGAGATTGTAGTGTATTTGGATCTTCTACAGGTGTTCGATACCCACTTCCTCCACTTTTACCGCCCAATTAAATCACTTCCTTCACATCGAAACCGGCTGAAATAACAAGAGAACCACACCAAGGAGTTCCATATGCACAAGGAATAATGTTTCCTTCTTCTGTTACATTTTGCGGGTTTCCAAACATAAACGATTGTTTCGTATCCACAGGTTCGTTACCACCGGAATCTGGGGTTGGAGAAAGCATTTGCCCTATTCCATTTAACAACATCCCTGCACCCATAACGATTAGCTGATTACTGAATGTTGCGGCGAAGGTACCTGCGACAGCGCCGGCACCAACAGCGAACCCAACACCAATAAGTACAACACCTAATATTACCTTTAAAATTCCATCATCCTTACTTCCAACTGCAAGTGGAACAAAATGAATTGTATCAATTGTTCCTGCTGTTATTGTTAGTTCTGTTTCATCTATTTTTTTATCGCCTATAAGAACATGAAACTCACCTTTACGAACAAGAGCTTTAAAACCAGGTAACTGAATACCTAAAGCTCTTACTGCTTCTGCGGGTGAGTCTACTGCAAGCAAATATTCTTCACCATATTTTTCTTTAAGATATCCATACAGTTTAATCTTTCTTAACATAACGCACCCACCTCGATATCATACGATTCCAACGTGCGGCTGGTTCTCTCCTGGATAATCTGTTGTATAGATGATGTAAAAAGAATTGATCTTCTACGAAAACGGCCGCGTGATTTTCAACCTTACTGCGTATTTTCATTAAAGCAACATCACCTATTTGCGGAATGCCTTTTACATCTACTTCTTCAAAACCCGCGGAACCAAAAAAGTCAGAGTATAAATCTTTTCCATTATCCCACCAAAAATTAGAACGAGGATATACAGGTAATTTTACACCCTTTTCTAGAAAATACCAATCTTTAATTAATGCGTAGCAATCACCTTTATCATCTGAACTACTTGCTCCGTGTCTAAACTCTCTACCTATTAAAGGAGGGATATAATCATCTCCCCAGCTAAAAGGTTCCGTTATTGTGTCTGGAAAACAAGCACATAAAATCCAGGGTACAGATGTTGCTATTTGAGACTGCATATCTTGTTCCGTCATATCATCGGCCTTATTACAGTGGGAATGAAAGATACCCACCACGTCGTGCGAGATAAACGTATTGTGTGGTAAAATAAAGTGTGTTTCTGTATCCTCTGCTATATTTTTTAAACGAATAACTTTTCCTTCACTATTAATAATCCCGCAAGTTTCATTTGGGTAATCAAATCGTGCATATTCTTTTATTTTATTGATTTGATTTTCAGTTAGCTTCATCTGTTTGCCGCCCTCGCAAGGGCAGGAAAACCACCGTAAGGAAGAGGATTTTCCTGCCCAAATCGTTTAACACAATCTGATAACCGTCTACCGCATTCATCTTCACTTATAGGACATGCTTCACCTATTTTATTGAAGTAATTAGTTCCTGTATAA